GGTGGGACGTCCGGCTTGTTGTAAAACTTGCTGTTCTCGTCACCGGGCTCGATGAATGGCGTGGAGGAACCCTCGATGGGCTTGGCCAACATGTCACGCTTGCGCTTCTCGAACATCGCCGCAGCCTGTGACTGGTTCTCGCGGTACTTGGTCATAATCTCCTCGAGCTTCTCGTTGGCGTAGTGGGCGTCCTCGATCTCGTCACGCTTCGGCGGAATTAGGAGCCACTTGTACATGTCGACCACGTAGATGTCACACAGCGCATCATCCTTCTGCAGGCGCTTGGCGTGCGTGGCCGCCTCGTCACGGGTCGGGAAGCACCCACGAATCTTCATTCCGAGCTGCTCATTCTTCTGTGGCAGGTCTGGACCCACAAACGAAATGCATGCAAAAAGCTGTCCTGGGACCGTGAGATAATCCTGCTCCAGGGAACCCATATAGAGATACAGGGCGATACTCTTTTAAGTCTAGAGATGGAGGCCCTCCGCAAATTGCACAATTCTTGCAAGCGCGAACTCATCAAGAAGTGGGTCAGTCCCGGGTCCTCCGTCCTCGACTGCGGGTGCGGCCGCGGTGGCGACTGGCACAAATGGAGGGCGGTCCGGGCCCACGTGTCAGCCATAGACCCCGACCCCGCGTCCCTCGCCGAGGCCGAATCAAGGGCCCGCGAGATGGCGTTCCCCGTGCGTTTCCTAGGACATGGTGACATCCGACAGGCGGGCCCGGCGGGCCCTTTTGACGTCGTGTGCTACAATTTTTCTTTGCACTATATTTTCGAAAACCCAGTGACCTTCCGCGAGTCGGTCGAGGCCCTGACCCGGGCCGTCAAGCCAGGGGGGCTCCTCATCGGCATCACGCCCGAACTCGCGCGGGCCGAGCTGCTCACGAGTGGTGGGCAATTCAAGGACCCCTTTGGCAACACGCTCGAAATCAAGGATGGCAAGTTATGGGTAAGCCTCACGGACGGTCCCTTCTACGCAGAGGGGCCGAAGAGCGAACCCTTGCTCGATGCAGAGGTTCTTGTGAGTGAACTGGCCACGTGCGGCTTTCGGTGCCTCTCGTGGGCACCCATGCTTCCCATACCCAATGGACACGTGTCGGATCTGTACTCGAGCTTTGTGTTCAGGAAAAATTAGTGGCATAGTATCAGTATGGTGGACAGGTGGGTCGTGTGGGCCCTAGGCCTGGCCCTCATCATAGTGATAGTCGCGACCAACAAGCCCCCTGACTTGCTTGTCGAGGTGCGTAAACGTTACGAGAGCATCATGCAGGCCCTCCGCGACGACCCCAAGCTGGACCCGCGCTGGGAGCCCGTTAAAAAGCCCGTGATATTGACGGGCATGTGCGGCTGGGACAAGTCAAAGGGGGCCATAGCCTATAACGTCAACAAGGGGTATGAGATTTACCTGTGCCTGGAGGGGGAGTCAATCGATGAGAAGAGAATCAACACGGCCACACATGTGCTTATTCACGAACTGTCTCACTCGACGGTTCGGGAATACGAACATTCAGATTCGTTTTGGAAGAATTTTAAAGATTTTCGCAAGTACCTCACAGAAAAGGGTCTCTATACACCGGGTAACGTGGGGCCATTCTGTGGGGAGAATATCAAGGGCTGACCGGGCCCGAAGGGCCCCTCGTCAGGGGTTGCGCCGAAGGGTCTGGGGGTCACAAATAGTTCGCTATGCTTCAGTTCAGGAACCTATGCGCCAGGAAAAACACCAGCGCCGCCAGCGCCGCCGTCACGGCCATCGCGCTCGCCGACCCCTCAATCATGTTCGGCATGAACTGCGCCACCTTCTCCTGAATCGGCTTGCTGGTCGCCACGACCGCCGCAATCCCCGCGAGCAGCGCCATGTACTGCTCGGGCGTCAGACCGAACGGAATCTTGCGGTTGGTCGGCTGCTGCTGCTGCTGCTGCTGAGCCTGGGGCGGCCCCGCGACCGAGCCGAACGCCATATCCTGCATCTGCATGGAGGCCCCCGGGGGAACGACGTCATCCAGAGAAGTCGAGAACTCCGCCATTTGATTTTGACCAATGTTTTTTTCGCCGTTATTCGGCGGGTCATCCAAAAGGCCCGTGGGTATGGACGAGGTGATGTCAGACGAGCCATTCGTGTCGAATGCCTCCATTCTTTACTTGGGCGGAAGTTTCTTTACTGTGACCGCTGACGCGCCCGCCTTGCGAGCGAGCGCCGTGGGCACCGTCCCCAAGTGCCGGGGGTTGTAGTTGCGCTGGTGGAACTGCCAGAATGCCGCCGAGCCGCACCGGAAGTTCTTCCTGAGCGCCGCCTTGTACCAGAACACGCAGTTGGTCACGTCGTTGCTCTTGGAGGTGTTGTCTAGTACCAGGCACTCGTAGTTCTCCGTACAGGCGTCCATCACCTGGCAAAACTGGTCAAAGGTGGGAAAGACTCCAAAAAAGGCTTTGTAAAGATTTTCACGATTCTGACGTACGTTGTCACGTAGAACAAAGACATAGTCCACGTTCGTCCGAATCATAGGCGTCATGTCCATACAGTACTGGGTCGTCATCATGAAGAATATCTTCCAGTGGCGCCCGTTCATAAAGAGCTGGCGGATCACCGTATCGCGCATGAACGCCCGGTCGTACATGCAGTCGTCCATGAGTATGAAGACGGGCGTGGCCTTTCCGGCTGCCACGTTCCTCTTTTGACGCTCTATGATCTTTTCGATGGCGTCACGGTTATAGTCACCATAGACGAAAAGGTCGGGTATGAACTGCTTGTAGTGGCCGTTGCCCTCCTCCGTGCCTGACATGGCGATGCCTGACGGGATCCCGCGCTTGTGCCACAGAACGTCCGTCACGAGCGTCGATTTGCCCGTGCCACGCTTGCCGATGAATACACAAACCTTGTCGTCAGCCATTTTGCTCGGATCAAACTTTTTCAGTTGGATATTCATTCCTGAGAGTATCTGTGAAATTCAGGGGGGCGAAGGAGCGCACGGATGTGTGTGATCCTTCCGGGAAATAATTGCTCCGCAATTACTAGAGATGTCCGCAGGGGCTGTACAGCTCGCGGCCATCGGACAACAAGACGCGTACCTCACGGGCGTCCCGGCCGTCTCTTACTTCACGGCCATCTACCGACGCCACACCCCCTTCAGTCTGCAAGCGTTCAACATCCCTTTTCAGGGCCAGCAGATTCAATGGGGTGCTCAATCCGTCTGTCGCATCCCCTATAAAGGAGATTTAGTCCGAGGGGCCACCCTGGCCGTCACCCTTCCCGCTCTCGCCCCGACCTCCACCGATTTCTCGTGGCCCATTTCCATCAACCTCCAGAGACCCATCCCCTTTCTTTTCGTGAATGGTAACCTGGCCACCCCCCTCCAGGTGAACATCGGCGTGCTCGACACGTACTCCATCTCGTCGGCCCTCGGCCCGACCGGCTGGCTCAGCACGTCACCCCTGAACACCTTTGTCAGCTACAGCACGACAACGTCTAAATTCGTCTTTACGTGCACGAGCGTCACCCTAAATGTCGCGGACGCCACGACCATAGGCGTCTTTTGGGGCCTTGATCCGCACAGTTTCACGAGTCAGCCCACGTCAAACACGCTCCAATGGAACGTGAGCCCTGGATCACCCCATGGCTCGTCGGCCGATTTCACGTGGGCTCAGTCTGGCTGGGTCCCCACATCAGTCGCCACGTCCCAAAATCTTACGGATTCCCTCGTCACGAACGTCGCGAGCGCCGTGACCCTCACGTCCGTCACCCCCACCTCTCCCGGCTACTTTGCCCAGTTTGTGAACTTGAGCCTTTGGCCCGCCCCACTAGGCAACACCCCCATCATTTCTTTCACACCCGGGGGGTGCTTCAAGTTTGGCGCGGTCGGCACGTACATCATCGCCGTGACTCTCAACGTCTCCGAGCCCGTCTCGCGCATAGGCATAGGGCACTGGGGACAGGACGGCCACCCGGCTGGCACGTGGGTCACGGGAACACCCGGCCCCGGTCAATGGGCCTGGAACGACTACACGTACTCATGGCTCGTCATGGCCATGCCCCTGACCCCCCTCGCCATCCTGCCCGTCACCGTCACCAACATCAATCAGTACTACTACATGGACGTCGAGTCACCTGGGGCCACCCCCCTGACCATAGGTGACGGCACGCTCGGCACGGAGATCCACGTCACCGACGTCAACCAGTACTGGTCACTGGCCTCGAATCAGACGCTCGTCAACAAGACCGTGAACCTGGGCCTCAATTGGTCCCAGTCTGGTTTCTTCCCTCAACTAGGCCCCTTGCCGGCCAGCAACGCCTTCACGTTCCTCACGACCGGAATCTATAATATACGCGGGACCCTCTCGACGACCGGCTCCAACGTTCTGTCCGTGACGCTCAGCAACGCCACGGTCGCGAACGTCATCACATGGAACACCACGCAGTCGCGCAGCCCCACCATCAACTTCACGTTGCCTGTCCACGTCACGAGTCAGACCGATCAGTACCGCATAAGCGTGGGGACCGACGCGCCGGCGACCCTCGCACCCGGCGCCACGTGGTTCGTCGTAGAGCAGATTGGTGTGCCGACCGGAACCACCACCCAACCAAACAGTTTTAAAAAGAATGGTTTGCTTTTTCTTGGTAATGTATTTTCACGGGTGGCTCAGTCCGTCACCCCCCTGGCTACTCAATTGAATTTTTCACAAACTTTTTCTTCAAGAGGAACATCACGTCACGTGTCGGTCACACCCGGGGGAAACATCCAGTTCTCAAATGTTGGTGCTTACAAGTTTCAGGCATATTTCGAGACGGCCAACGCATACGTCACCAACCTGGCCATCTTCCAATCCACGAGCGACGTTCGCCCAGCCACGCCCGTGTACCAAGTCTCGAGCCCTCTGAGCATCGGCACGGTCGGCCCGTATACCATCGACGTGATCGCCCAATGTAACGACACGTCCAACGTCTTTTTCATGGACGTGACCACCGTCAGCCCCGGTGGGGCCTCCAACGTCACCGCCAACGCGTTCGTCACCGTGGTTGGCCTGACCGCCCCAACCCCAAACACTTATGAATACGTGGACTCGGTCGGCACGTACATGATCGAGAGCGCCGAGCTCCGTATCGGTGGCCAACTCATACAGACCCTGACAGGCGAGGCGATCGAGATCTACAACGATCTCACGGTCGCCCAGGAGAACCAGCCCGGCCTCAAGCTTCTGACCGGCAAGCTCGACACGACGCAGTCGACCCAGGATCGCACATACTATGTGAACTTGCCATTCTTCTTTTACGGAAATTCTGAACTCTCCGTGCCCGTGTGCTCGCTGGCCCGTCAGGACATGGAGATTTACTTTAAATTTAGAGAATTCAGATCCCTGATATTGACTTCGAGTCAGGTGACCCAACAGACCATCGACGCATCCGTGATCGTCGAGTACGCCTACCTGTCCAACCCCGAGGTCAACTGGATGAA